GCATCCCCCGCTCAGCCTCTTGCGGTACCGGTGGGAAGCCGGGGCTTGTGTTGGCACGGGCATTCATCATGGCGGGGTCGAGTTCAGTGGGTACCGGCTCCTCGGTCGGCATCGTCTCGGCTGGCATACCCTGATCCATCGGCATGTCCGGCTGGCCAGGCACCGGGTAGTTGGGATCAACGCCTGCCGGATTCGGCATCTGGTAGCCTGCGCCCTTCATCACCTCGTCAGCTATCGGGGCGACCTGCGGCATTTGTGCGATCTGTGCGCCTGCCTGCATTGCAGAGAATGCGGCTTGAACGCCGATTTGTACCGCCTTGGCGTCCAGGTTCTTCATTTCACTGTCGGCCTTGCGCTCCTTGATCACCAGCTCACGCTCCTTCAACTCCATGCCTGCTTCGGTCAATGCCTTCTTCACGGCCTCCTGCGTCTGCTGCTCGACCTCCTCCGGTGTCGGCATCTGCTGCACCTTACGGATTGCCTCTACTACGTCCTGTTTGTACGGCACATCCATCAGCGACACCATGAACGGCATCACGGCGGCCTGATACTCAGGCGGCAGCGACTTCACGGCCTCGGACATAGCGGCCAACTGCTGCGAGCGGTAGCTGCTGCTGCTCGGCACATCCTCCAGCGCCACCTTGAGTCGAGTGCGCTGCAGATCGTTGGACAGGTAGGTAACGCCGGTTGCCGGGTCCACCTCCGGCTTGTTGATCACCACGGTGCGATCCTCGCGCACTGCGTCCCCTTCAATGATCACGGTCTGCGGCTGGTCCCCCAAATCCTCAATGATAAGCGCCATCAGCAGGTTGCCGACTTGTGTTCGGCCATCCCTGAAATTGTCCATGATGCGCTCCAGACCCTGATTACTCTGCTCTACCTGCGTCTGCTCCTGCAGACCGGAAGTTGCCGTGCCTTGCTTACCCATGAAACCCGCTGTGATATTGCTCACTCGCTCAATGGCCTGCCGGTTGTCGTTGAGCATCTGGAAATGCTGGTCGGACAGCTGATAGTCACGCTTGACCTCGAACCGGGCGCCAGGCTGCGCCATGTGCGTTGCATCCAGCACAATATCGGCATCCGGCCGTGCCACCTGTTTGCGCAACTGGGCATCGGTCATGGCAACAGCGCCTTTGGTGCGCTCAACCCGGGCTACACTCATACCCCAACGCAGCTTACTCAATCCGCTGTTCAGGCTGTCCTGGGCGTACTTCATGCCCCGAACGTAGCCGTATGGCACGCCGGTGCCATCTTCACGGAAGCCCCAGAAAGGCACATAGGGGAAATGGCGGTGCGGATACGGAGTCGGCCCATCATCCAGCATGTGTGGCCCAAGCCAGTAGCTGCGGCGCACCCTTGCAACGATAGCTCTCTCTACCCTGGCTGCGCCACTAGCAACGGCAACGGCATGATTCAGGTTGTCCTCGTCATACTCAACAGCCCTGCCGTCCGGGGTTTTGATGACCAACACAGACACCCAGCGACGGTACCAGACCTCAGCCAGACACATTTCCTTGCTGCTTTGGTCGTACCATCGCTGCTCGTGGTGCGTCCATGCTCTTGCCTGATTCCATGCGTTCTGCAGCCCGGTGCTTGTGCCGCCCTCAATCGTGGCCGTACTGCTGTCTGCCCACCAGTCACCACCATGTACGCCCATCGCCTCGATCAACTCGGCATGATCCGGGAATGCCAGTGCGATACGGTCAGCGGTCAGCCACCGTTGACGGCACAGCCATCTTGCATCGGACAGATCCGGCTCCTTGGCCTTCATATCCCAGTGGATCTCGTTGCGGTGTACGGCTGCGCATCGATAAGGGTATTTGAACGGGTCTTTCTCCCGGCGCACCTCTACCCAGCCCAAACCGGCGGCGATCTGCGGCCGGAAGGCATCGGAACAGGCCCGGTCAGCCTTGGATTCGCGCTCCGCCTGGTTCAGCTTGTAGTTCAGAGCGTCTGCTACATCCTGCCCGCCTGTTTCCCCGTTGGGCGTCACCCGCCAGTCAGTGCGCGTACTGGCCTCGAACCCCTGAAGGGACAGTAATGCCGGGCCGATCAGATCCTCGATTGCCGGTGGAATACCCAGCTCGGCTTGGCGCCTTAGAAGTTCGCTGTCCAGCTGGTTGCCGTCAGCGTAATCCATCTCCTTGTCGGCCACTGATCGCCAGTGCGGTTGTTCCTCGATCTCATTGAACAGGTCGCTGTACTCCTCAAACGTCAGTACGCCGCCCTGCTTGTCGTCTGCCTTGGGCTTCACACCCTTGGACCTTGTGCTTTGTGGTTGCATTGTCGTATCTCTCATAGTCGCCAGTCCGGTGCCTCGGCCTCATCGTAGTCAGGTTCTTGGTCGTTGCGCATCAGCTCTACTGCCTGACCGACATACCGAAACATATCAGCGCCGTGGCTGTACTCGTCATGCAGCGGCCCCATAGGTTCGCCTGTCTGCGTGTGGATCGCTCGCCGGTATCGCTTCAGGCACTCCATCAGCCGCTCTGTCTTGTCTTTGTCGAAGTAGCAGCGCGGGAATAGCAGCCTGGCTGCCTTAATCCCCTCCTCGACACTGGCCTGAGACAGGCACATCACATGCTTTCGACCCATGGCGCGAAGTTGCTCTTCAGTGCTTTTGCCAGTCTGGAAGTTTCGGGTGCGGCCATCGTGCGGCAGAAAGTCGGTTCCCCAACGGTAAGGGTTCTTTTCGAGCTGTTGCACATACCAGTCGAGTGTCCGGTGGCTGTCCTCGATGTAGCCAATCACACGCACATCCATTGGTCCCTTCTGGATCAGGCCAATCGTCATGGCGTCATTCCAGCCCAGATCCCACACGGTGTGGACCGGCAATGCAGGATCATAAGGAACAGGACAGACGCGACCTTGGGTGATCGCCTGGACAACCTCGTGCCGGTAGATTGCACCCTCTGCAACAGTGCGCGGCTTCCCTTCCCATATGTACTCGTAATCTTCGCGGCTCTGGCTGCGCTTAGCCTTTAGTCGCTCCTGATTGAGCACGTCTGGCAGCCATGGGTTATCACGCCAGTTGATTTCGCACACCCAGGTGTCGTCTGATTTCGCTGCGATAAACCGGACGTATGTTTCATCCGTGTCCATATCAGGGTTCAGCGTCATCCATATCTCAGAGCCATCCTTTCGGATCGTTGGAATCAGTACATCCCAGCTCTTTTTACTGACGCCGTGGGCTTCCTCAATCCAAACAATATCGACACCCTCAAACGACTTGATGGAATCAACGGTGTGGGATTGCAGGCCGGTGAACAGAAATATTGTCCCGTTTGCGCCTCGAATCTCGGTATCCAGCACCTCATAGAAGGCTTCCAACCCGAGCCGAACGATTGAATCCTTGAGCAAGCGGTGAACCGAGTCGCGCATGGACTTCTGGACTTCACGGCCACACAGAATACGGAGGGGGCGATCAGCGCCAAGTGCAAGCAGAGCCTGAGCAACACCCCAGGATTTACCACCACCTCGACCGCCATACATGACCTTGTAGCGCTTCGGGCTGAACAGCGGCTCCAGCTTGGCAGGCAGTTGCAGGCGTCTTGAGAATGGTATGACTGGCATCAGGCGTCCTCGTCATCCGGGTATTCCGGCGCAGTGACAAATTCGATTGCCATCCGTGCCTGAATTGGGCCGCCGCCTGGCCCGCTATGCTCCAGTTTGTCTGAAAAGGCTCCGACCTGAACGTGCTTACCAACCAGCTCAAGGAATGCTTTTGCTGCAGCCGGGTTTATCTGGACCTCAGCTCCATCATCATCAATCTTGGTTTTGGCGTTAATCTTGTAGGATCTCGCAGCCTCAGCCAGCACCCATTCAGCCGTGATGCCTGTCTCATCACTGCGCTGTTTGCTCAGTTTGGCCAGCATTTCCTTAATTGAAGTTTTTTGAAGTAGCTGATATCCCTGTTGGCCAGCAGTCTTGGGGCTATATCCAGCACGAGTCGCGGCCTGTGTCGCATCCAGGTCGATCAGATATTCTTCAACAAAGCGTTGTTGCTTTGCTGTGAGTTTGCGACCTGTGGCGCTATTGGTTGAATTGGGCTTGTCGCCCTGCTTTGAAATGGTCATGCCGAGAATGATCCCGGCATGATGATAGAGGGTCGAACTCTACAGGATGCACAGATGCAAAAAAGCCCGCGCTTGGAGGGCCTTGGTTATCCTGTGTATCGGGTCATACAGTATTCAGCAGCTCGTCAATGATCGCGTCATAGCTACCTGCCTCACTCCAGTCACCAGCCCAAAAACGATCGATAACGTCAATGACGGCCATTCTCTGCGCCAAATTCATTGCGGCTACTTTGTCCTGCAGACCTGGCAGTTTGCGTGCCCGATAGCTATCAGCCACTTCAGCCAATAGCATCTTGGCCGCGCCTTCCGCATCCTGGCGCGTCAGAGTGCCGTTGTAGATATCAAACAGCATCGTCCACTCGTCAGTGGTCAGCTCGATACCGGCCAGATCTGCCCGCACCATTACGCGGTACCGGTCAGAAAACATATTGATCGCCTCGCTGTAATTTTGATCGCCATCATTATAGCGGGCATTGATAGCAGCAACGGTATCCTTGGATATATAGACTGATTTCTTCATACAATTCCTCCACTCATTATACCAAAAAAGGCCCGGATTTCCGGGCCTGTATGTGTTTTAGATGTAACCCCTCTCTGCGAAACTCACGGTATCCATTGTCGCATCACCGCCAACAACAATGTGATCGATCACCCGGATCTCTACCAGTCCTAACGCCTGCACCAGCCGGTCGGTGATATTCCGGTCTGCCTGGGATGGCTCCGCTACGCCGGACGGGTGATTGTGTACCAGCACAACGGCGGCCGCGTTACGCGCCAGTGCCTCTTTCACCACCTCTCGCGGGAAAACACTGGCGGCATTGATGGTGCCCCGGAACAGCTCGACGTACTCGATAAGGCGGTTGCGATTATCCATCAGCATCATGCCGAACACCTCATGCTCTTTCAGCGCCAACTCCAACTGAAAGAAGGTCTTGATCGCCATAGCCGGGCTGTTAATGTCGCCTCCTGGCTGCCGCATCAGGCTGATCAAATGGTTCTTGGCCTGGCGGATCAACTCGTGGTCAAACTCAATCGGGGCGGCGCTGGCATTGTAGGTAGCCGGGGCTTCGGTGCGGATCTGGTTTGTTGCGTTCATTGTCTCTCTCCTTCGGTGCGCCGTCCGGTATGGCGGCGCTTTCCGTGGTTGTGTTGTCTCAAATGGTGCGGCTTAATATTCCTGCCATTCAGGCTTGTAGCTCATATCCAGCGCATCGGCGCGGCGTACCGCGATGATCTGCTCATGCCGGTTTGCCAGCCAAAGTGTTGTGCCCTGGAAGCACTGGCGGCGAACGGCGGCACGCTTGGCGCCATCAATGCTTTCGGCGTGTACCGGCTCCCATTGGCCGTAATCGGGACAGCCGCTGGCCTGAGTTTCCATCATGTAGTATTCAGGAGTCGGCTCTGCTTCAGCGACATAGGCCTTAAACCAGCGATCACAGATCACCTGGAACACCAGCTCATCATCACCGCGATACGCGATAGTTGAGCCAGTCAGTCGTCCGCCTTCGCATATCTGCTCGCCCAAAGTGCCCGGCTTGCCGTTCAGATCAACAAAGATGTACCCCTCACCCGGAATAGAAAATGTCACTTCACGGGCCAATTTGCGGGATTTGATTGTGTAGTTCATGTCTGCATTCCTTCGGTTTGCCGTGTCAGTGACCGGCGTTTCTGTGTGTTGGCGTGATAAATATCGCACCAGTTTCGCACCATGTCAACCATGCTGGTAAAAAAAATCACGCGGCCTTTATCACGGCGGTCATCATCATTTCGATCTGTCGCTCCAGCTGTCGAATCCTGGCGGTCAGCTCGGAGTTAGCGAAAGCGGCAGCGTGTCCGATATCAACCTGGGCGGCTTGCATCGCCCTGCCACCCAGCATGGCACCTAATGTCCGTGCTTCACGGGGCGTCAGGTGCAACACTTCATCACCAATATCCAGCACAACCGTGCCATCAGGCAATTCCGTGTGGCTGATCTGGCGTGCCGGCGGGTGCTGCGCCACGGGCACGAACACGCCACGCTGTACTCGCACAATGCGCTCATCTGCTACTAAGGCTTTCAGACGATCGTCAATCACACTCAGCTTCAACCCCGTATGATTCGCCAGTGTTTCTCGGGTAACGATCTGCTCCAGCCGGTGCAAATCCTCGACTGCCTCAAGCACTAGCTGCTTATTCGTGCGTACCGTCATGCCTTCGACCTCTCGTTTTTGATCTTATCTTCCAGCTCGCTAATCTGCTTGCGTACCGCGTCAATCTTGGCCTGGTTGCGATACTCCGGCATCGGCGCCATCAGCCCGGCCAGCTCTTGATCCAGCTCCCAGATTGCTATGCGCAACCGGTTACACTTTGCTACGTTAGTCACCCATCAATTCCTCTACCGCCTGAATCAACCCCGCCTTGCTGGCCGCGCACTCTCGATACAGCCCGGCCAGCTCCACATCTGCCAGCACCAGCTCACCCAACTGTATCTTGCCGTCATCCTGGGTCGGGATCATCGGCATTGGCGGGCACGGTGCCATCAGTGCGGAGTCGATCGTTACCGGCGCGTCTTGCCTCATTGAGCAACCGGCTACCATCAACAGGCACGACACAATCGATATAGACCGGATCACGGATCACCTCCCGGCGGGTGCGCTGGTAAATAGTGCGGTTCTCGATGCGGATCTGGCTGATTGCCTGCTGGGTGACCTTCGCAATTTCAGCCACCAGACGGCGATTTTCGGCCTGTCTTGCGGCTTCGGCGGCTTCATTTCGCGCCTGTACGCTCGAGAAACGCCATGTTGCGACCTGCCACCCTGCTCCGAAGCACACAGCGCACAGGGTTAGCGCGAGTCCTGTCTGCCACCTGATCACAGCCCCACCTCACACAGCTCACGCTCTGTCTGTCTGCGCTTGACCAGTCCAGGCAGTACCTGTCCACCGGCATATACCCAGCGATCCAGCTCTTTGCAGGCTCCGGCTATATCGCCTGCGTTCAGTTTGCGCAGCAGGGTGGAGTTGCGGAATGCCCCTTCCCCTACGTTGTACACAAAGCTCGCCAGCGCAGCCCTGCGCTCTACCGGCATCGGCACCTTCACATGACGATCCACTGCCTCAAATGCTTTGCCGAGATCCGCCTGCAGCAGCCGGTCGCACTCTTCATCGCTGTGCGTCTGCCCGAGCCGTGCCGTGGCTGTGTGTCCGTAACAGATCGTCACAATGCCCACCTGGTCACGGTAGGCCCGGTTTTCCTTGCCTTCGTAGTACGCCACTACCGCACCGGCTACACCCAGCGCAGCACTCAGTGTGGCTGTGACTATTCGCGTTTTGACAGACATTCCCGGCACTCCTTGCGTTTGGCTCGGTACTGAACCCAGGCTGCCCGGTATCGCGGTATCAGCAGCACTATCTGTAGGGCTAGATACATCAGGGTTACGATTGCCACCCAATCTGCCAAGGTTAGCCCCAGCACAACATGGGCGCCTGTTACGGCAACCGGAGGGGCGGCCTTTCCGGCCTCGATGATAATGTCGTGCGCTAACTGTTGGTCTGCCATGCCTATATTCCATGAGATATGTGTTTTATCAGATGCTATGTCCCTGGCGGCAGCACTCAACCCTCATCTGATATTCGCGCTGGAAACCCCGTCCTTCAGGGCGGGGAGGATGTCAAATCGGTCGGCCGGAACGACTTGGACCACGGCGAACCCCTCAATCGGCGCTTCTTCACGGTTTCCCACTTAACCCCTAGAAATCCGGCGATAACGTGCGCGGACGCAATCATGCGGTACCACTGTCCGTTGTGCTGGAAATAGACACACAAGGTCTTTTGGCGGCTGGCCACGCACTGATCAGGATTGTCGCGCATTCCGCATTCTCCTCTGCTTAATGATCCGCTCGCGTATCTCGTCCCGCATCTGCTGGCTTTGCTTCTTCGCCCAGGATTCCTGCCGCTGCCGTGGCTGCCGGGCTACCCAGCGAGCGAGGCAGTCGAGAAAGTGCTCTCGCTGATCTCTATCCATGCGCCATCCCGTACAGTCCTATCAGGACGGCATCAGCAAGCGCCTGCCCTTTCGCCTTCAGATCCAGCTCCCGGCATTCTGGGTACAGCTGGATGCAGCGGGTACGGCTGGCATCCTTGTCTTTGCCGATTAGACCGTGGTGCTTCTTCCAAGACTGCGGCGTGACCAGCGTCATAGGCACTTGCATACCGGCGACAACGCCCTCCACAAGACCGGCGGCATGACCAAAGCTAAACATGCTGGCAACACCCTGCCCTGGCATTGACTGCACCTTCTCGATGTAGGCGTGCTGGACCTGATCAGCGTATGGGGCCAGAAAGCCCCAGATTGCCGCTGCATTTACGCGATTGCGCTTGCCGATCTTTGCGGTTGGCATGTGGCAGAAATCCACCAACAAGCCTGCAGGGGATAGGACGGCGATACAGCCGCTTGTGCCCGGGTCGATTGCTACGATCATACCGCCTCCAGCATTTCATCAAATTTCGCCAAGACTGCCCGGGTCGCTTCCAGCAGCTCCGCCTCGGTGCCGAACTCCTCAATAAATCGATTCTTGTCGAGATGGATGCTCGGCACCGCCGGGTGCCATGTACCCCTGTGATGCGCGTGACACAAAGGTATAGCCTTAGTGTGCGGTGCCTTCCGTCCTGCCCCTGTACCAGCACGCGGATGGTGGATCTCGGCTGGCGTGCCCGGCGTACCCTGCAACCGGCAGGCAATACAGCCGATTGCAGACAGGCGGTTAAGGTGCTGCTTGTCGGCCTGCTTCATGCCGCCATCTCCCTTTCCCACTTGCTGTAGTCATCTATCCCCAGCATGGCCGGGTCAGTCAGCCGGAAGCCTTTGCTGGTGAAGTGGTGCCAAATGCGGTCCAAGTAGCGCGTGAACTGCTTGACGCTCATCAGGCTGGTAACCGGGAAGTTGAACGGCTCATCCATCAAGGCCAATTTGATCTCATAGGCCAGCGGCTTGATCACGGCGTCATACTTGGCTCGGAACTCGTCATCCTCGCGCATAATCGGGATACCAAAGTGCAGCTTGCACAGGCAGCGGTATTCGGCGGCGGTATGATCGCCCTGATCGGCGGCGTCCTTGTACCACTGGAAAGCCAGCCTATTTTGCTGGGCGCTGCGCGGCTCCTTGCCTGGTTTCAGCACCATCTGCAGAGGAAATACCGACTGATTTTGCAGGAACGCGACCGCCATATTCAGGTCGGAAGCCGACTTGATTGTGCGGGTGACCGCCTTGCTCAGTGCGCTACTCACCGACAAACCTCCGCAACAGGTGGATCGGAATAATGACCGCCTCGGTGTGGCCGTATCGGGTGATGCCGCAAAGGATTTTGTCATCCAGCACGTCCTTCAGGCCACCGCCGGTCAGATCACCGGTCTTGATGGGGTTCTTGATCGCCTGCTGAACGATCTCCTCGATCAGCTTCAGTCTCTGCTCCATTTCTTTGACTGGTGTTTGATCGGTCATACGTTCAGCCCCATTCCTTTTTTCAGTTCTGCCAGAGCGGCCTTGCCCGTCTGCTTGGCCTGTTCGGTTTGCACCTTGGTACCGTTCGTGTGGTGCTCCAGTCGCGTGCTATCGGCGGCAGGCATGGTAAATACCGCCCCTTCGGCTATTTCACCGGCAACTGCCTGGTAATGACTGCTGAACGCCTTTTGAGTGGCGTCACCATTGCGGATCTCAAACCAGCCGGTACGGCGGCCAGCCTCGTAGATCGCCGGGTGCGTCCACTGGTGGATCAGTACATGGTGCGAGTGGTGGTTCGCTTCCAGCCATGCAACGTCATCTGGCGGCAGGCCGAGATCGGCAGGCTGTACGCGACACCACGAAATGAACTTGCCCACGGATGGGAAGAAATCGGATTCAGACAAGCGCGCCTTTTCAACACCCCGGGCGATCTGTGACAGGTCGGTAACACCTGCTGCCATCAGCCCCTTCACCCAGGACGCCTTGGCCGCTTTCAGGCTGGCATCATCCGGGAAGGCGTTGCGCCAGGCCGGGAAGGACGCCTGCAGGGCGCGAAAGATATCGTTGACGTTGCGGGCCGCTGCGTCGCTCAGGCTCGGCCCCTGCTGTGGCTGAGCAACCTGACCGCTGCGCTGCTGCTGCACAACCTGACGGGTTACGGTGGATACGGATTGCATGTCACAGCCCTCCCAGATCGTTGGCCCAGGTCAGATCGTCCCAGTCCGGGCCGTTCGAGCGGGGGCGCCGCTGAGGCTGCACAGCCAGACCCGCCTGCGCGTTCAGGTAGCCCTCGAACTTCTCGGCGTTGAACAGGGTGGCCGGGCGCAGGTACTGGTTCATCCGGCCATCGTCGATCCACTCCGCCGTTTTGCGGTCGATCACGGTGATCAGGTCGTCCAGGGTGTGGCCGTCCTTGAGCCGGGCGCTGATGAACTTGTGATTGGTCGATGTGTTCTTGAATCGCTTGCCAGCGGACTGGTTCAGATGCGCGATAACCTGCTCGCACTGATCGGTGTAATCAGGGCGTGATTTCTTCGATGTCGCAGGGGCGGAAGTTTTCGGCACACCGGTCGGTGCAGGCTCGTCCTGCCCGACAAGATCTATACCGTTAGGTATAGATATATTCTTGTGTTCTTGTGTAGTGGCCCTTTTGCTTGGCCCTTTGTTGGCCTTTTCGTTGGCCCCGTATTCGCTTAAGGCCGCGTCATTGCTGGGCTTGGCTTGGCCCTTTTGTTGGCCCGAAACCGTTGGCCCTTCTTGGCCCTCATTTGACTGGAAAACACTGTAATTGCATACAGTGAAAATGGTGCCTGCTCGACTGGATGACTTACTGATCATCCCGTCTTGTTCAAAGAAATCGAGAATGCCGCGCATCTGTTTTTCGGTGACGCCAACACGCTCAGCCAGCGCCTTTCGACCCGAAATAAACTGGCCCTGGGTGAGCATCACTGGCTTGTTGCCCAGCATGGCTTTACGCGGCTTGTGAGACGCCAGCATCAGGATATGCACCCACGCCGACATGAACTCAGGGCGGTTTGCAAAGGCGCTGTCCTGCAGTGCGCGATGCAGCTTGATGAATCCCGCGTCCAATGGGCTTGATTCTTCTTGCTCCATACGGGGCCTGTTAGCTTTGAACTGGATTATTTCTGCGGTCTGTGCCATGATTACACCTCGTTTTGAGTTAACCCCGGCGCGGCTGCCCAGCCATATCAGCGTCGGGGTTTTCTTTTGCCTGAAATCCGGTGCCGGTTACGCCATCCGGCGGGGCTTATGGCCGCTTTGCGGTGCCCCCGTGGTTCCGGCTCCGAGCTTCACAGCTGGGGCCGTCCTTGCTGCTTCACCCTGCAGCGGGGAGATCGATCACCCCCTTTCGGCAGTTGCCTCGATCTGACTGGAGCGTCCTCGGGGTGCAGCCCTCTACTCCGTAACTTTCTGCACTGCTGTCCGGCTTATCGGCTACCGGCTGCCATTGGCGCTAAGGCCCGTTGCGTTTCCACAACGGAAAGCAGCCCTGTCTTAAACGCCCCGTTACACTCAGGTAATGGTTTGTGAGCTGCTTTGCGTTGCCGCCTCTCTGTCGCCACCGGCGAAGCGGATACCGGCGTTTTCGGGATGGAGAAACCCTTGGCTAACTGGATTGTCTCGGGCGCTGATCCAGCTCACAGCACTGCATGCCCACCTACACAGTTAAGCCGCGCCTGGCACGCAGTCGCTGCAGACGACATAACCCAGGTCATACCGGTCATTCGGACCGCCACACTTGCGGCATACCGGTTCACCTTTCATGCTGCTGGCATTCGCCTTGCTGCGCTGGATCACCCAGTCTGTGTTCTTCTCTTCGCGCTCCTGCGCCAGATCGACTACATCAGCCATCGGTACGCTCCGTACTCTCCGTACGCCCGTCCTGGTCGAGCATTTCAAAAATCTCGTGCTTAACTGAAGTCATGCTTCTTTCTTCATCGAGGTGCTTCATGAGGATGTCGCGCACGTACTGTGATGGTGATTTATCAGCCAGGGCGGACAAGCCGCGTAACTGTGCAGCAGTCGTGTGCGAGACATGCGTAGCGATTTGGCAGATTAGTTTTTCTGACATGGTGGATTCCTTATGCGGCTTCGGGCTGACGTTTCGGCTCAGCCTTCAGTGCGCCATTGGTTATGCGTTCGATTTGGTAGGCGCGAAGCAGAGGGATGTCGTCACCCCACTTGGAAACAGCGACGTGGGAAATCCCCAGTGCATTCGCAACTTTTGTCTGATTGCCAAAGTGAGCAATCACGTCTGCCTTCTTCATGGTTACACCTACGGTTAAAGCTTAACTGGTATTCTAACTATGGTTACAGCACATGCAAGCGAAAATTTTACCATTTCCGCTTGACCCTAGCTTTAACCATGGTTACAGTTATCAACACTGGTTACACGGTTTAACCGCAAGCCATAGCAGACTAGCCCTGCACCGCTCTTTAACAATTCCGACCCCCGCGACCAGATCCCCTTAACGGGCACAGTGCGGGTAACAAATTTCTGGTCCATGCCGGATCTGTCCCGGCCACTGCACCGCAGTGCTTCCCGAATGCTCCCTTCCCAGATAGCCCTCAGAACGGGCTGATGCACTGAGTACAGCACAAGGGTTGATAAATCATCGCCCCTTCGCTGGCGAGTAAGCGATACGCAAGACCTGCAACACCTGAAAAATTCTCGCTGCGCATTCTTCGGAGTGTGCAGCCGGAAAACAACAGGAGATCAACATGGATGCTTTTCTGATCATCGCTTTTTGTGCCGCGATCTGCGGCATCTTCATTACCGGCTGGCTGTGCGTTGTAGCCGGTACCGCAATCCACGCATGGCTGACCGGGCGCTGCGTGCGCACCGCAATCCAGCCGCTACTCGATGAATGGTGAACGATATGAGCTATGACCACGGCGCAACACTGAACGCCCAGGCCGGAGCGCAAGACCTGATTGCCGGTGAAAACAATGATGCCCTGCTGAATAAAATCGCAGAATTTCATGCGGTGGGGTCGCTGGAAACCGGCCCCGGACTTCACGACATTCTCGGCACCGATGAGGCGCAAGAGATCGTGTTCGCAAGCGGCGAATATGGCGACTGGTTCAACCGCAAGAAGGCGTGCAAGACCGCCGCCGAAGTGCGTGCGGTGCAGGCCGAATACAACGACCTTTTCAGCCAGTGGTTTGCCGAGGCGATCCAAGACATTGCGCGAAAGGCGCTTGTCTGGGAACAGAAACAGTGGGAGGAGGACGCGGCATGAAGACCCTCTACCGCTACATTGCCAGCGACAAACTCATGGACTGGGTGCATGCCAGTCCTGTCCCTTGCACCCGTGAAGACCTCTTGGATCGCACGGTTCCCGTTGACGAATACTTTGAAGGCGAAGAGCCAGAGCTTGATCCGGTTTACGTGGAAGCTGCCTGTGTACGTGCGGCCAAACAGCTGAAAGCCATTCACCGGATTGATTTTGAGTACGAGTTTCTACAGGAGAACGCAGCATGACGCTGGAAGAGCTGAACAATCTGAATCATGAGGCAGAAGCCCTGCAGCGTAAAGCCGAAAGTTTCGAGCGTGCTGCAAGCAGTCTTGCTGATGTTCGCAAGAGCCCGGCAAAACTGTCTGATTCAATCGAAAACATGCTTATGAGCTGGAGCTACGGCAGTGATAAGGACGCACGCACAGAGCTGTTTGCCGTCATTAATGAGCTGAAGCACGACCTGCTCAGGATTGCAGAAATGCGGCTTACGACTTCAGCCAGGACTTCAAAGGTTGCCGCAACACGAAAGCGGGATCTGATTGAAGCCAGTATCGGAAAAACAGAAACGGAGAATGCAGCATGAATGCCCTTACACGCTCCACCGGCTCAGGCTTTGTCCTGCAGCCTGCCAACTTGCAAGAAGCCATGCAGATGGCCGATATGCTGGCCAAGAGCCAGATGGTGCCGAAGTGCTACCAGAACAAGCCGAACGATACCCTGGTGGCCATGATGATGGGCGCCGAACTGGGGCTCAACCCGATCCAGGCGCTGCAGAACATTGCAGTGATCAACGGCAAACCTGCAATCTACGGTGACGCCCTCCTCGCTCTGGTGCAGAGCCATCCGAAGTTTGGCGGCCACAAGGAGAGCTTCGACGAAAACAGCATGACCGCTACCTGTACCGTATGGCGCAAGGGTGACGAGGAACAGCATACCGTCACCTTCAGCAAATTCGATGCTGAAAAGGCAGGACTATGGGGCAAGCAGGGCCCTTGGCAGCAGTATCCCAAGCGCATGTTGATGTGGCGAGCTCGCGGTTACGCGCTGCGTGACAAGTTCGCAGATGCCTTGGGCGGCCTGATCACGGTTGAAGAAGCACAGGATATGCCGACCGAGCGGGATATCACCCCGCCCCGTCAGGCAGATAGCGCACCGGTTGCACTGGAGCAATATAGCTCTGAATCGTTTGCTCAAAATTTCCCGAAGTGGCAAGCCGCCATCGAAGCCGGTAAGCGCACACCTGCCCAGATCATCGCCATGATTGAAACCAAGGCCACGCTTTCTGACGAACAAAAACAGCAGATCGAAGGAGTTACAGCATGAATATCATCGAGAACATGGTTCAAGGCTCGGACGCTTGGCACCAGCTGAGACAGCAGCGATTCACCGCCAGCGAGGCCGCTGCAGTCTTTGGTGATCACAAGTACATGACGCGCAACGATCTTCTCAAGCAGAAGAAAACCGGCATCACACCGGAAGTTAGCGAGCATCAGCAGCGTATTTTCGACAACGGCCACAAGTTTGAAGCTGCAGCCCGCAGCATTGCCGAGAAGATCACCGGAGAGGAGCTGTACCCTTGCACCTGCGAGGACGATACCGGCACCTACCTCGCCAGTATGGATGGACTGGACATGCTCGCCACTTTTGGGTGGGAGCATAAGACCATGAATGAATCACTGCGTACCGCCACCGCTGAAACGCTGGATGAGCATTATAAATGGCAAATGGATCATCAGATGATGGTCACAGGCTGTGAACGCATTCTGTTCATGGCCTCAACCGGCACTGAAGATGATTGCGTGTCGTTCTGGTACGAGCGTGACGAGGATCGCATTCAGCGCCTGCTCGCTGGCTGGGAGCAATTCAAGGCGGATCTGGATGCCTACGAGCCGCAGCCGGAAAAGGTTACCGCCACCGGTACCGCCCCTGATTCGCTGCCAGCCCTGGTGGTGGAGCTGACCGGCGCTGTGCGTGCAAGCAACTTGGCCGAGTTCAAGGATATCGCACTGGCCCGCATTGCCAGCATCAAAACTGAACTGGTCACAGATGAGGACTTCGCCACCGCTGAAAAGACGATCAAGTTCTTGGACAAGGCCGAGAAGGAACTGGAGAACACCAAGGCTGCAGCACTGCAGCAGACAGCCAGCATTGATGAACTGTTCAAGACCATTGATCACCTCAAGGCGGAAATGCGCGACAAGCGGTTGCTGCTGAATCGGACAGTGAAAGATGAGAAAGAAAATCGCAAGGCGCAGATTGTCGAGCAGGCAGACAAAGCCTTTACCGCCTGGCTGAATCAGCAAGCATCACCGGCACCGGTCAACGTCCACTTTTCCCCGGCCATTGCCATGAAGGGCAAAAAGACCATTGCAAGCCTGCAGTCTGCCGCCGATGACGCCTTAGCTACCGCCAAGGTCGAAGCCAAGCAGCAGATCGATCTGTTTAAGTCGAACCGCGCCATGCTGAAGGAGAAGGCGTCCGAGTTTGATTTCCTGTTCCGTGACTGGGTGCAGCTGATTGCCAAGCAGCCGGAGGATCTGGAATCAACAATCACCGCTCGCATTGCCGAGCATGAGCAGCGAGAGCAGGCAAAGCTGGAAGCCGAGCGTGAGCGCATCCGCCGCGAGGAGGAAGCCAAGGTCAAAGCCGAAGCGGAACGCCTGCAGCGAGAAGAGCAGCGAATCCAGCAGGAGCAGGAGGCGAAGCAGCGCGCTAAAGACGAGCAACTTGTTCGTGAACATGCGGAGCGCACGGAGCAGGCAGCACCAACTACAACGCCTGTTAGCGAACGACGCGAACACCCGGCTCCACCGGCGAAACTTCACCCGCATGAGCTGATCGATGTGGCTGCAGAGGACACCGTGACAATTAGCCGTGCCGAGTATGAGCAGCTGCTGGCTGATCAGGCAAAGCTGCACGCCCTTGAGGGTGCAGGTGTCGATAACTGGACAGGTTATGACGATGCCATGGAGGCGCTGGCCGCAGCGTAATGAGGTTATCATGAGCAAACAAGTAACTCCCTGGAGTCCAAGCCGCAAGGCAACGGCCAGGGTAAAGAATCCACTCCCGCCTCCTACCGAATGCCCTCACTGTTTATACGGCAATATCGACATCGTGAACAACGAAGAGATATATGGTCGCAGCTATGGTGAGTGGCCGTGGGTGTATCAGTGCCAGCAGTGTGAGGCATATGTGGGGATTCACCCGTTCACCAATATCCCGCTTGGCACCTTGGCTGATGGCCCTACCCGACAGGCACGGAAGCGCTGCAAAGAGCCTTTCGAAAGCCTGCACCGCTCAGGCCGCATGACAAGAAGAGAGGCGTACCAGCAACTGGCGGACAAGATGGGTATCCCAGTCGAGCGCTGCCACTTTGGCTGGTTCGATATTGACCAATGCAATCAGGCTGCAGAGGCAGCCCGGAGCATTTTTTTGGAGTCAATGAGAAAGGTGGGATAACCGCCATGTCCGACTACCTCATCTACCTGAATAAAAGGCTGGTCACAACGATCAGCCTTTCTACTTTTCCCCGCTGTCATGGCGAGGCAGTTGCCACACGGCACGCCCGGCAGCTTTTCAGCAGTAACAATGTCCGCGCCGTTCTGGTGCGGTGATTAAGGAGATCCACACCCATGCAAAAGTACATCGGCACCAAAATCATCAACGCCCAGCCCATTACCCGCCTGGGATACAACGACCTGCGCGGCTGGACTGTTCCAGCAGACGAGAACCCGGCAGATGCAGGCTATCTGGTCGAGTACATCGACGGCGGCCAAGCCAACCACCCGGACTATGCCGGTTATATCAGCTGGTCCCCGAAGGAAGTGTTTGAGCGGGCGTATCGCCCCACCACCAACATGACCTTTGGTGATGCGCTGGTGATGCTGAAGGAAGGTAAGCGAGTAACTCGGGCTGGCTGGAACGGGAAAGGGATGTGGATTGTACTTATGACCGGAATGTCTATCCCTTCATACAACACTCAAGGCACTGAGTGTAAGGTAAGTGATCGCACCGCTAAGTGGATTGGTGAGGACACGCCGCTTGAAACGCTCCCCTACATTGCTATGTGGACCGTCAATGCCGATGGTCGCCGCGCATGGCTTCCTGGCTGGCTCGCTTCGCAAACCGACATGCTTGCCGAAGATTGGATGATGCTCGATTAACCCCACAACTGGAGATCCACACCAATGAACGAACAGCAACAAGAAGCCGAGATCCAAGCCAAGAACTTGAACGCGCCCCGGCTGACGCCTTCCGATATCGACTCAGTGATAGCCAGTGAGCATTACTTTACCGCACGTCATGGTGTTGTCGGTGTAGAGCTGGATGCTGGACTGATTGATGAGGCCGGTGAAGCAAATACGCCTGACGCGCTGAGCCTGCTGACATTCTGCGTCCTTGTGCTGGAGAACGGCTTCACCGTTACCGGTGAGTCGGCGTGCGCAAGCCCTGAGAACTTCGATGCAGAGATCGGGCTAAAGATCGCATATGAGAATGCGCGGCAGAAAATCTGGCAGCTTGAAGGGTATCTGCTGAAGCAGGCTTTGCACGACGACAAGTAACCACCACCAAGCCCCGCCAGCCGGGGCTTTTCTTTGCAAGGAACACCGATGATCTACTTCAAGAAGCTACACGAAAACGCGCAGCTGCCCACTCGCGGCAGCGAACATGCAGCCGGTCTTGATCTGTACGCGGTTGAGCGGATGGATATCTGGCCCGGTGCCCAGGTAATGATCCCTACCGGCCTGGCTGTCCAGATACCATCCGGTCACTATGGCCGTGTTGCGCCCCGCTCCGGCCTAGCTGTTAAGCATGGCATTCAGGTTCACGCCGGTGTTGTGGATAGCGATTACCGAGGAGAGGTGCGCGTCTGCCTGATCAATCACGGCGACAAGATGGTGGAGTTCAAGCCGGGTGATCGTATCGCCCAGTTGATCATCGAGCGTTGCCTGATCACTCCGGCCGCATGGGTCGATGATCTGGATGGAACAGAACGCGGCGCCGGAGGTTTCGGCAGTACCGGCTACTGAGGAGTAACCATGAACGTGAACGCCGTACTCCATGACGTGAAAGAGACAGACAAATCCTTGAAGGCCATCGCAGCAGAACACGGTTTGAAGAGCGGCCTTCACGTTACCAGCCTGTGCCTGGAATATGGCATATCAAAAGAATACCTACAGGCACGGCGCGGACGGATAAACCGGATTATAGCCGCTAACGCAGCAGCCGAACGCAAAGCCCCAAGCTTGATTGATCATGACAAGAGACATGCAATTCAGTCTTGGGTGAGCGAATCCATGACGGGTGACGGCTTTTCCCTGTACTGGCTCGGGAGGAAATGGGTGTGATCATACCGGATAACGGGCGCTACAGGCCCAACAAGTACAAGCAGGCGGAGTACCCGTTACCGCCTGAAGTGATTAACGATATTGAAAACTCACTGCTGACGGTGCGTGAAATATGCCTGAAGCACGGCATTGGTGAGACTTCATTCAGGCGCGTGATCAATGGTCACTACCATTACAACCTGCGTCAGCGAGGATTGGATATAACCAACGCCAAAAACAGAGAGAAAACACAAAAGCAGCGTGCCGAAATTGCTGAAAAGTACCATGACACCATCCTGCATCTATTGGAGAACACGATCATGCCAGTGGCTGAAATCGCTGAAGCAGTCGGTATCTCGCAAAACAAGATGTACGACATTCTTATTGACCTGCGCTATGACGCAGAAGCAAGAGGACGCCGCATACGGGTGGAGCGCATGAAGATGGAAAACAAAAAACCAGACCCTATGGACGCGCCTATGTGCGATATCAGTCGGGAATGGCTTGGTAAAAAATGGACAACAAGCGAGGTTAGAAATGGCTAAAGGTATCAACAAGGTGATCCTGATCGGGAATTGTGGGGCTGACCCCGAGCAGCGCGTAATGCCCAACGGCAACGCCGTGACCAATATAAATCTGGCTACCAGTGAAAGCTGGAAGGATAAGAACACTGGACAGCAGCAGGAGCGTACCGAGTGGCATCGGGTAGTTTTCTTCAACCGCTTGGCTGAGATTGCCGGTCAGTACCTGCAGAAAGGCTCAAAGGTGTATATCGAAGGCTCGCTTCGGGTTCGCAAGTGGCAAGACCAGTCCGGCCAGGACCGCTACACCACGGAGATTGTGGCCAGCGAAATGCAGATGCTGGATAGCCGTGGTGATAGTGGAGCGCAGAATCAGAATCAGGCTCCACAACAGAACTACCAGCAGCGCCAGGCTCCACAAAATCAGCAAGGGTATCAGCAGCAGGCACCACAGCAGCAGCGTCAGGCGCCGCAGCAGCCTGCACCAGGGTTTGATGACTTTGACGACGGAGACATCCCGTTTTAGGAGGCCAGATGAACGACATTACAGCCCAGTGTGTAGAGGCTTATCGCAAGCACCTAAAGAAAGCCACGGGATGCGCGACAGACCAAACAAGGGGATTAACGGCATGAGTAAGCGCAAAGCCTTCTCACCCTATAAGCAACGACAACGAGTAGCAAAGCATGTGATTCGCAACTTAATGGTGGCATACAGCACCTGGCTGGATGGATGCGTGCTGTTTGATCAGAAACGTCAGTGCTTAATTCACCCGACTGATTCTATCGTGGCGGGTTTTCAATACCGCTACAAATGGTCACTTCTGATTGCCATATTCGGTCGCAACCAGCTGGGCGATGAGTATATGAAATCGGAGATCATTACCGCTAATGAGCCTTGCACTCAGTCGCAGCTGGCCCCGCTTGCTTGGGAGTATCACCAGCAGCTGCTCAAAGAATTTCCCCGCCATCATCTAATTGGCGTGGGCTGGCTGGCTGATCCATTTGGCGCTGACATCTCTGAGCAGGAAGCAGGCGATATCTTCACAGGTCTTGGTGTGTGGGATGCCACAACAACCGCTGATGAAGTTGTGAAGCAGATCAATAAGGAGGCAGCATGACCAGCAGAATTGACATTATTGGCCTAAACGGCCCGACAGGTGACCACTACCTCGAAGACGTGGGTGACGAGCAGCAGCATGTATCCAGCAGCCGGGCCGAGATCAACCATATCGGTGAACACAACAAAATGGTTGGCGTAAAGCTGGACGAGCACAAAGCCCGTTTCGACCTCATCCCGCCGATGGCTGAGCTGGCTGTTGCACACGTTCTCCGGTACGGCGCTGATAAATACGCGCCTGGAAATTGGGCGCTGGTAGAGAACGGCCATGAGCGTTACATGGCGGCAGCCCTGCGCCACTTGAATGCCTACCGCATGGGTGAGCCTGAAGATATTGAGTCTGGGTATTCACACCTGGCACACGCGATATGTTGCCTGTTGTTCATACTGGAAAAGGATGAATGCGCCGGGTTCACCAAGCTGACGGAGAGCGAGCAATGACACCAGAGCAACTTGAACAAGCGGCCCGGCTTTGGAATCGGGTTTGCACCCTGCAGATGAGCATTACCAGCCTGGGGCATGGCGGCCTGACCGATATCGTTATGCGGTTCGATGACGGCACAGCCAAGAGCATTACGGATGAGTCCCTGATCCTTGCCCGCGCCGGTATTGAGCAGGCATTCAGACGGGAGATAGACCAGATCAAGTATGAGCTGCGCACCGAGTTTGGCGTGTCGGAAACAGTGAGGGCGGTGGCGTGAATCAGCCAAAGACATACCCCAAAGGCGGCCGCTGCGCCGCCTGCCAGCACCGTGACGCCGACTGCAGTTGGCGAGACTTTGAATCCATGCCGCCGATGAAGAAGGACGGCGATGAAGTGATTGTGAAATGCACAGGCTTTGAGAGGATCGAGCGATGATGGATATAGATAAAGCGTTTGAGCAGTTCATCGAGTTCCCGGAAGGTAGTAGCGGCAATCTTGTTACCACCGTCAGCGCCAAGCTGTTTGCCAAGCACTGCACTGAGACGCTGCAGGAAGAAAACGAGCGACTGCTCGCTGCTAACCGCCACAGTGAAGATATGTACCGGCAGATCGATGATGAGCGGAAGCGACTACAGGCCGAGGTGGAGCTGATGCGAAGCTACCGTGACGCAGAGCGTCAGTGGGAAATGCTTATGATGCGTCTTGTTGGCGAAGACGGTCTTGGAAGTGTTGAACAGGCGGTAACGGAACTGAAGCAAGAGCGCGATCAGTTGAAGGCTGTAATGGCCCAATGCCACGAAGCCATGTGTGCAGTGTCACAAGCAGCATATTACAACGCGGTCACGGTTTGTTGTTGTAGGAATGTTGCTGGCATAGAGTGCTGCGGATCGCCTGAGCCTGATTGGTCTGAGTATGACGAGTTTATCATGGACACGTTGAGCGGCCCAATCAACGCAGCGGCCAACCAGCTCTTCGCCAAAGCTGCCGCATCGGGAGGTTCCGATGAGTGAAGAAATGAACATGAGCGCAAGCCGCGAAATGCCGAAGTACGAATGCCACAAGAAAGTGTGGGCGCTGAAGATCAAGGAAGTGCAAGACAACAAAGCCACAAACCCTACGCTCGCGTTTGAAGAAGACGGATACGCGCCGATCCCGGTGGATTGGGATTGGTACTACAAGCACAAGCCGCATCCGGGCGGCTACTACGTGGTCTACGAGGACGGCTACAAGTCGTTTTCACCGGCTGCCGCCTTCGAGAGCGGATACACGCCGCTGTGACGGCTAACCTAAGAAAGGAAGTAGGAAAATGAGCACATTACTCGAACGCAAATTTCGTCTTCTGGCGCGATTGAATGAAGAGCTGGATGACCATGTTTGGTCGGTATTCGGTCGCTACATCAAGGAGGAGAAAATTCTGTTCAACAGTCCGGAAGCGTGGCGTGTTGATGACAACAGCCTCTTTTTTACCGGTGAGGATGGGTGTCGAGGATGTTATGACTCGATGACCTGCACCATTCCAATGGAATTCTTCACCGATACAGAGGCGGCATTCAAACGTTTAAGGGCTGAGAAAGTGGAAGCTGAGCGGTTGCGAGATCAGGTAAACGCAAAAAATTCAGAAATGAACATGCTGCATGAAATGCTGAACGGACGACTGCCATGCTCTGCATTGGAGTGCGAGCTGGTCCAATTTGCCGAACAACAAGCCGCCGAGAATGAGGTGCTGCGACAAGAGCGCGATCAGTTGAAGGCCGAGCTGGAACGCTATTCAATGAATGCTGGCGCGGCTGACCAGTTCAGGCGAGAGGCGTTTGCCATGAGGCAGGCGCTGGGATTTGACAAGTACGGGGATGATATTGCGCCGGTTGATCTGCTGAACGCATTGGATAGCCACGATGCCGAGGCGATTGAGCGGGCGCGTGAATATGTGACAAGCATAGTTGAAGAGTCAGATTTTGCTGTGGATTACGATTTGGCTCTGCTCGAGTACGGAAAAAAACTGCGCCAGCGGGCGAAGGAGGTGCAGTCGTGATCAAGCCTGCAGAGATATGGGCCGAAGAGGTTGACGAGGCCATCGAGAATCTGAGCGGTGATTGCCCGCTGGCATCAGATGAGGCAATCGTCTGGGCAGACAGCGAG